GTTTGAATCGCCTGCGTTAGCACCGCCGTTAAATTGTAGATAGTTGCTATTTAATAGCTCCTGTCTAGAGGAAGGGATTAAGCTTCCAAATTGTGGAGTTAAAGCCATAATTTTTTAGTTTTTTTTAGTTAAATTTTCTTGTTTTTATTCGTAAGCTTTTAGAGTCAGCACCACTTATTGCTTTAACCTTAAGTCCGTTTACAAACACATCTCCTTGAGTAGACCTAGCTTTGGTATTACTTAAGTTTTTAGAATTGTTTACAACTTCCTTTACAGCGTCAGCTTTTCCTTGCTCATAAAAATGAGAAGCGATCTTATCTACGTTGTCAGCAGCGTACATAGCTTTGTGATAGCCTTTCGTGTCACTAACGTTACCATCTGAGTCTAGGAACTTCCCGACAAGGTTGTTAATGTTTGATTGACTTTCTGCAACTTTATCACGATTCTGAATATTGTACTTATAACTTTTTTCACCGACTTTAATATCGAAACCTTCGAAATTATCGTTAAAAAGCTCGTTAGTACTTTCCTTGAATTGTGCATGTTGTTGCTCAGCTGTTTCTTGCTGCTTGTTATATCGGTTGAAAAAGTCCGTAGCTTTTTGTTGATCTTGAGTAACGCCCGGTCTCAATTTGATCTCGTCGTAATATTTACTCTTCGTCTCTTCCAAATAGCTTTTGGCTTTTGCAACTTCTTCCTTAAACGCAATTTTCTTTTTGCGCATATCTCTTTCTTCGTCAAGGTCTTCATCTACTGTGAAATCCTCTAGAAGCATATCAATGTCTTCACCTTCTAAATAAGGCTTTTCTTTTTTATAATACTCTCTAAGTAGTGTAACATCATCAATTTGAGAGTAATCGGCATTTAGTCTAGTGTAATCCTCTATTGTCCCACCTGTGTCTTCCATGAAAGAAACTAGCTTTTCAATGTTCTCAGGTAATTCTTTACCTAAAATACGCTTGTCTTGTATAGCTTTTTCTACTTGAGCTTCGACTTTTTTGGTTTCAACCTCTACTTGTTCAGCTACTTCTTTGATTGGAGAAAACCCTTCAGCATCCTCGTTGGACTCTTGTATAGATTCTCCCACCTTTGCGCTATTTCCGGATTGTTCTTCCACAGATACTTTTTTTGTTTCTCCGATTTGAATGGCATCTTCGCTTGGTATTACCACTTTTACAACTTGTTCCGGTAGCTCTACCAAAGGTTCTTTGATGTTTACTTTAACCGGCTCACTGCTGTTTTGTGTTGTTAGTTTTTTTGGAGTTTTCTTTTTGATTTTAAACTCACCTTCCTGTTTAACAGGTTCATTTGTTTTTTCTTCTGACATAATAAAATATAATTAAATAATTGTTTACTTTCTACATTAGAGCTTCCATGCTCTGGTCGGGTTCGCTTTCAAAATCTATAGGCAAACTGTCGTTTTTTCTTTGACTTATAAGCTCGCTTTGCTGCGTAGCTTCCATTTTGCTACGTTTGTCTTTTCGATCTTCAATAGCGTTTTCTTTTCCTTTAACTGATTGAACTTCCAACTCTTTAAGTTGCATATCATATTGGAATCTTGTTTGCATTTTTTGAGCTTCTAATCTTGCCGCTAATTCCATTCTTTCAATCTCCATTTGATTCTTAGATTGTTCAAACTGGACATTTGCACCCATGATCGCTTCTTGCTTTTGCACCTCAGCCATTGCTGTTTTCTCTGCTGTTTCAGCTTGAGAATCTCCTTGAGCTTTAATGTTAGCTTGTTGGTTTTCTTGATCTTGCTTAGCTTTAGCTTTACGCTTCACTTTAAGCATTTGATTGGCTAGCTTGAGGTTTTTAATTTGCCTCAAGTCAATAGCATCTTCAAGATCAATACCACCTTGTTGTAGTGCAACTTGTATGTTTGCTTCTAACTGAGCTTGTTCTTCATCATCAGGTTCTAGTTCTAAGAATATACCAAAGTCATGAAGATTTAAGTTTATAATTTCGTCAAGAGTCTTTATATTATAAGTAGATATTGAATTCTGTAAAGCACTTCTAGTTAGTGGAAACTCTAATGCATCAGCTATTTTAAGCGCAACGTTTTCAGCTAGTTTAAGGGTTATATAAAGACCAGACTGATTGATATGTCTAGTTGCTACATTGGATGCGTTAGCTGCCATCTTTTGAAGCCCTACCAATGAGTTCTTATCCATAGCTGTGCCATCTCTAGCTTCATTAAGCCCTGTTACATCGCGAATCATTTGTAAATAATATTGATACGTTTGAATTAATGCTGCGATTTTAGCTTGTCCACTTGAACTGTTAAGTTCTTGAATAGGTACTTTACCAGGATTCATGTCACCATCTTGAGTGAGTGATCGACCAACTATAGAACCTGTTTGGAAATACATATTTAATGCTTCTGCTGGGTTGTAATTAGTTCCATTACCAAGATCAACTTCTGCAAGTCCGTCCATGTCTAAGTAAACACCATCTGGTACCATTCTAGATAACACTTGTTGTAGTTTTAAGTGCGTTAACTGAATCATGTCAGCGAATCCAATACACTTACTTACTAAAGACTCAATACGACCTTTATACATTCTAGGTGCGCATAAAGCATAGTTCATTTCTACTTTAGTTGTATCAGCTGTAGGTCTAGACATATTCTCTGCTAGTTCCCATTTTATCATTTCATTTGAACCTAACACTTTAGCTCCGTTGTATAAAACCTCAATAGATCTTGACACTCTTTCAAAGTTGTCACTTTCTGGCGGATTAAATGAATCTGGCTTCTCTAAAGCTTTAATCAAACCCTGTGGCGTTTCTTTTATTTTAAACACTTGATTATGGTATGTTTTATAATCAAAGTATAAAACTTGAACTGTGTTTTCATCGTAATTACCCCAACCAGTTACATATTGATTGTTGCCTGGCATTTTCTGAATTCTTTCTAGCTCTTCTTTTGAGATATTTGGAAATTCTTTCTTAAGTTCAGGTATTGTTATAGATTTTACTTCACCTATGTAATATACATCATCAAAATTAGGGTCTTCAGTATAAGAGTAAACAACGTAAGCTGGATCTACGTAATCAACTGTAATTCCTTCAGCTGTATTGAAACCAGTCTTAGCACATGCAATACCTAAGACAGTTAAATCCATGTTTAACCTTTTTCTAGTAAGGTCATACTTGTTTTGAGCAAGTACAGATGATATAGCTTCTTCTTCTGCTATTTCAATTGATTGCTTGTAACTTAGTTGCATGTGTAATTCTAAGTCATCTTTAGTTTCAGGTACTATAGAAGCGTCTGGTGTTTGATATAAGTTAATACCTAACGTTTGTTTAAGACTATCTAAATATTCTTTAGCCACCATATCTTCGTATAGCATAGAAGCGTAGTCAGTTCTTTTCTTTATAGAAGATGGATCTTGAGCGTAGGCTTTAATGTCATAAGACTTACCAGATATACCATTCACTACTATGTCTACAAATTTAGATAAAATAGGTACAGGTTTCCAGTCTAAATTTAAATAAGATAAATCACCGTTTATAGATAATTCATCTTTATATTTCTGTATCGATTGCTCACCTCGAGCATACAATCTTAATTGGTGAAATTGATTCCAACTAGTTAAGTATCTATTACCATTAGTGCGCCCTTGACCAAACCATTCGTATTCAATAGCTTGACCAACTTGCGTTCCGTATTCCCGGCTTGCTTTTTCTGCATCGCTCACTACTTGACTAGGGAAAGCGCTATTGGTGTTAGTATATATACCCATTTAACTTATTATTTTTGATGTTGAACCTTTATTGTCGAATTTTTTAATACCTAAATCTAATGCTTTAGGTTTTTGTCTAGGAGCGTTAGGCGCGTATCTATGTTTGTTGCAAGCCATTAAAGCCAAACCAGAACTAATAGATGCATCGTGCTTTGTTCTATTGTTAATATCAAACCTAGCCCAATCTTCTAACGTTCTTTGGAAATACGTATCTCCATAACCTGTTTCTTTTAAACCTACAAAATCATTTATGTAAGTTTCTATAGCTGCAGCGTGTGCTTGCTTAATGTCTTCACTTGAGTTTGGTATTCCACCTAACTCTCTCTCTGTCACAGACAGTTTGTTATATTTTCTATCAGGCCTGTTAATTGAATAACCTCTATAACCTCTTCTTTTAAAATGATACAATAGTCTAGGCTTATTGTTCTCAGCTAGTATAGGCATTCCGTAGAAAACACAAGCCATTAGAACGTCTTCAAAGAATACCTCAGCAGTCTGAGGCCGAGCTATATATTCTAAAAAAAACATGTTTGGAGGCACATCCTCCATTGAGAACTTTGTTAAACCGTGGAGAGATCCTTTAGATCCTCTACCGTCCACAGTGCCTGATATATCGTATGGATCACAACCGAATGCTCCGCAATGCTCATTGCCAGGATGATTAGTACCATTTTTTATATATCTTTTATTTTGAAGATGTGCAGGCGGAACCCAAGTTACTAAAAATCTACCATCTTTGTTTGGTACAAATATTACTTTAGTGTCTTTTTGTCCGTTTTCCCATTGAAAACTTCCTCTGGTTACTTTAATTGAGTTCTTAAGATCTTCATTAAAATCTATTTGCTCGTATATCTTTGTAAGATTAAATAGAGATTGTTTTGATTCATCTCTAAACGCGTGCTTTGTTGTGCGTGGAAACTGTCTGTAGAATTCGTTTAAACTATCTTGATCAGACTTTAAACCTTCTACTTCATTGTCCCAATACTCTATTACACCTTGTGTTATTTTTGTTCCGTGTGGGTCTTCAACTCCTTCTTTTGGTGTGTTGAATACAGGAAAGCCATAAGTATCAATGTATCCCTCGTAGTTCCATTCCATAGGTATGAACAAAGAATAGAGTCCTGAGCGTGTCTGTCCATTGGCGTTTCTTTGTGTAACGTCTGAATCATTATAAAGTTTTTTAAAGTTTGCACCACCTTTGTCTAAAGCATTTGAGGTGCTACCCATCATACACTTGCCAATAACTCTAGAACCTAGTCTTAGGCAAGTTCTGGTTACTCGCCAGTTGTTTAATATATTTGTAGGTCTCTCCCACTTTCCACTTTCGTCGTGTACTAGTAGTTTTAGTTTCTCACCATCGTAGGAGTTATCACCTGTGTTTTTCCAGTCTATCGTTGTGTCAAGTCCAGTGATTTCTTGGAGTTTCTCGTTGGAATCAAGTTTACGCCTGGTGAATTTCGAGGCGGGTACACGATAGGCAAGCTCGGTTTTGGGTCTGTCCATACCGTCTTGGATCGGCTTGAAGAAGAACGGGTAGTTGACTGAAATCGGTACGACTTTATCTGTGAACATTTTTTTAGCGTCAGGGCCAGACTTTGACAATATTCCAAACCGTGAATCCGTGGATATTGTCGCGAGGTTAACAGCTTCAGCTGAGGACATGAACGAAAATCCACTCCTACGGATTTTAAGATAGCACATTCCGTAGCATCGTGAGTCGGCCTTGCAAGCTTCCCAGAAAATGTAGAATAATCTATTTGATTCCCGAAAGTCTGGTTGCCCGACATCAATCTTACTCCACTGCAAGTACATGTAGTTAGTACCAGTAATATAAGTAGGCTTGCCTTTGTTAATAAACCAAAAACCTTCTTCGCGCCGTGTAAATTCTTTATCAATGTAATCATACCATTTTTCTTTAAAGTCTAACGGGTATTCTTCCCAGTCAAACACAGATTTAATTTTACTTAATTCTTTTGGGTACTTAGTATAAGACCATCTGTCGTTTTCAAACTCTACAGTATCTTTTTCTTTAGGTAAAGCTATTAAAAGATTCTGTATCTTATATATCTCACCTATTTCACCAGTTTTACTAATAACAACTAAATTGTGCTCAGCATTGTGGCCATACTCCCATTTCTTATACCTATTCATTCTTTTAAGAACTTTAGGTTTTACGTGGTCTTTTACAACCTTATATAGAGTTTGCTCGTACATTACTTAGATCTTCCTTCAGCAAAACCTTTAAAAGATTTCTCTTCTTTTACTTCTGCAGGTTTTTCGTTTAATAATGCTTCTTCAGCTTCTAGTCTACTTAGTATTTCAAATGCATCAAATATAGCTAATTTCTTTGTAGCTGCAGCATTTTTTAATCTATCTGCCGTGATATCATCCCCTGAATCAACAATAGCTTCTTTAGCTACTTTGATCAGCTCCTCAACTGCTACTTGCCCAGCTTGGATTATATTCAACTTCGTCTCCTTGGTGTTCATATTTGATTACGATATCATTAGATTTCATACAGTATAATCGCTTTCCGTCAACTAAAAATTCCCATTCTCCTTTTGGCGTGTAGCCGACTAAGTCCCCTGAGTTAATCCCTAGTGCATTTAAGGAGCTATTGTCATATTTTAATATACCAACAAGGCTCTTCTCTTTATCCAACGTTAGAGATTCTGTATCTTTTATAGGTGAAATAAAACATCTGTTTCCAAAAGCTTTCCAATCACCACCTTTATTATATAAGTAGATTTGATCTACTGCGCAGAGATGTAAATCATCTTTAAACCAAGATCTACTTTTCTTTTTTTCTCCTTTCATGTCATAGAATACTCTAAACACGTTTTGGTGTATAACAATTATATCACCTATTTCAATACCTGTATTAAATGCCTTGGGTGTTTCTAAAACTCTAGCTAATCTATTTACAAATTTAAAATCCTCTATCTTTGTATTTACGATTAACTCTTTATCACCAACCTTGACTTTGTTACTGTATTTATCACCCAACGGCTCAACAATAAAATCGTAAAGGCTTCTCATCAATATTCTAAATCATATTCAACGGATATTGCCATGTGAGAATTAAATTTCTTCCATGGCATTACCTCGTTGTTTTTTTTAATGTGAATATTGTAAGAACTATCAGATTCGTCTAGAAGTATATGTGAGATCTCATGACCTCCGTACACTTGTTGACCTACAGAGTAATGCATAGCATCATTCTTGTAATCTGAACCAATACTTATTTTTCTTACAATTGAAGACATTACTCAGCTACTTTAAGACCTTCGTCTTTAATGTCAGTATATACACCTGTCTTCAAATCAATAGACACTGGTCCGTATTCTTTTTCAAGTTCAGACTTAAAATCCTCAACAGTTTTGTTAAGTTCACCTATTTGATGTAGTAACGAATGTTTTTGAGTTTCTAAAACCCCGATTTGATTAACCATGTTGGTTAATTGATCTTGATTTTTTGTTACAGTTTCTAACTGATCTTTTGTAATTTTTTTAGCTTTTGCCATAATTTAATTTAATTTAATTGTTTATAATACTATAGTTACACGTTTTTATTTATCTTAACGCTATTAAGTTAGCTGCGGTTCCAGTGTTTAATACATAATCTACGGCTACTGGTAATATAGCTCCCTGAGCTACTCCCGCAAAGACAACTTGATCTATTGCAGTCGGAAGTAAACTTCCTGTCGATGTAACAGAGAACGTTGCATCAGAAGTAGTACCTGCTTGAACTATTGTAATAATGTCTCCTACAGAGTAGTTTGTACCAGCATTAGCAACAACTGCTTTAGTGACTCCTCCAAAACTAGTAAGTCTAAACAAACCGCCAGTTCCTCCCAAAGTAGTAGGATCAAAAGTATCTCCAATCTGAGCATCTCCAAAATCTGTTACAGTCACGGAACCTATAGCGCCTGTGCCTCCAACAACTATTATATTTGCCACCAAACCCGTCCCGATGTCTGAATAACTTCCAGTAGTATAACCTGTTCCTGGTGTGTCTATGTTAGTTACTAGTTCCGCAGTAATGTCAACCGTCAACCCAGATGGTTGATTAGCTGGCGACTTGTGTACTAAACTTGTTACAGTTGTAGCTACTCCAAAATTAGTAAAATAATCTTTTCCTGCGGTTATCGGATCTGCGCTCAAACTGGTTACTGTATCTTGAGCACCAACTGTATCGGCTAGTATAACAGCAACTGATCCTGCAGTTCCTACGTATATTTGAGAACCATTTAAGTTAGTCCCTGTTATTCCTGATTGATTCAAAAACTCCCACCGTGATGGGGATTGTATATCAGCTTTTCCTGTTACTGCTAAAGCTTTACCGAACACTCCGGCTGTTATTGGATATTGTGCCATTTTTTTTATTTATTACTTATTGATTTATATTTCTCAAAACCACGTGAGCCAAAATAAGCTACGTATACGGTTGTTAATAGTTGTTTTAATAATTCTATCCACTCCTGTTCTACAGTAAAGGATATTTCGTGATGACTATCAACCCATATAAAGGCTACGGCCATAAACGATAAAAATATAAGCGCCATAGGACGCGTGTTTTTGCTAAGCCACGAATCAGATGTCATATCAGATTCCCAGCGTTTACTTATTTGGTCTTCTGCTTTTGCAGAGGCATTCTCAACTATTACTTGGATCTCCTTCTTAATTTGAAGTTTCTCCTCTTCTGTAGTTGTTAGTTTATCGATTACATCGCCAACATCTTTTATAACGTTACCGCTTAACCATTCCCAAATTTTTTTCATTTAGCTTTTTTTAGCGTCTCTCTTTTAGCTTTAAGCTTCGCTTTTCTTTCTTCAGCGCTTTCACTTTGCTTTTTTATTCTAGCCTGTTCACGTCGCCATGTTACAGTGCTGCTAGGTGAAGCGGATCTATTTGAAGTACCATCTCTTAAATCGCGTGTTGTATTTTTTTCATAACCAGCTTCTTCGTCAGTTAGTTTTTTTTTCTTTTGAAGCGGAGATTTAGCTTGAAATGTTTGATAAAATGGTGAACTCATAATTTTTATTTTTTAATTGGTGTTTCTATAACATATTTAGCACCAGGAAATTTATAATCATAACCTGGATACATCACTTTAGTGTAGCCACGATCATCAGTGCCTAATACTTTGAACTCGACTCCTTTCATTGTTATATCGCCTCCCTGTATAATGTTTTGAGACTTATTAACGTCAGGGCTGTTTTTTAAATAACCTGTCTTAGATGTCTTCATTATGATCTTCTGTAAGCTTCAGCTTCCCAAGGTAGGTTTTTAGCACCTTCTTGCATGTCAGCTCTTGAATATTTTTTACCTTTCCAATATACGTTTTCATCATCGTAGTCTAGATCACCTCTTTTCATTTGTTCTAAATGAATTTTTTCGTGAGCAACTACGTCATCTACCTCGCTAGGATCTAGGTCTTTATTTATGGTTATAGAACCATTGTTGTTAGCTTTTCCCATTACGCCTTCTTCCATATCTACGTGATATATTGGTGTGTTATCGCAGCTGTATGGAGGTGTTGTAAGTTTAAAGGCCATATTTTATTTTTTATAAGGGAATATTTTATTTAATGCTCCTTTTCTAGCAGCACAACCGCAAGGGACGTTTAATCCCTTGCTAACTGTGTCTACCATTGTCTTGATACCAGTAGCTTTAGTAAACTTTTCTATGCTGTCTCCTAAACCTTGTGATTTCATTAAGACCAGGCTGCGGCTGTGTAAGTTACTTGAACCGCTTGGCCTGTAACTACAATTCGTCCTTGTTGACCTGCTTGAGCAGCTGGTACTTGTGCAGTGTTAACTGGAGATCCAACAGTAGAAATAATTCCACCTGGATTAGCCTTGATAGCATCATTAATTACTCCTACAATTGTAGCAGGTGCCAATGCAGCTGTGTGAGTTAATTCAAGAGTTTGAAACCCTGTAATTCCGCTGTTAGTTAATATTCTAGTTTTAGTAGCTGGTGCAGCTCCTGGTCCTGCAACATCTCCTGCAATTACTGATACAATAGATGAAGAATCTACTAGAATTTCTGGTTGCCCTGTAACTCCTGTTAAAGGGACTTTGATAAATTTTGCCATTTTGTTTAGTGTTAGTGTTAGTGTTAGTGTTAGTGTTTGGCTGAGGTTTGTACAGTCCTCTCTGTTTTATTTAATTTTTACGATTGAGATCTAGGCTTATCAGTTGTCTTACCTGTTAAGTCTGATACAACCTTTGCTTTTAAAGCTTGTAGTTTAGTTTGCTGTTTTGGTTTTGGTTTTTTAGCGTCTGCTGCATTTCTGGCTTCTCTTTCCGCTTTTACTTTTGCCAACCTTGCCATTCCTTCTTTCTTTTCTTTTCTTTTTCTAGCTTGACGCTCAGCGTATGTTTCTTCGTTTTGGTTGAGTGGTGATGAGCCAAATCCAGATTGAGAATGTTTAGACATCCACGAACCTCCAGCGTGAGCAGCGATTGGGTTGTCTTGAAGTAAATCTTTTTTTTCTTGTGATGCGTAACCTTTGTTTTGGTTGTGCACTGGTGTTCCGTAAGCCATTTTATTTATTTTTAGTTAGTTTTTATTTTTGTTTAGGTCTTTGAATTCTTGAAGGTTTTACCGTGCTCATTCCACCCTCATGAACAGTAGGTTCTTTAAGTTTTTGTTTGTGTATAATTTTCTTATAATCAAGAGGAGAACCGTGTTTTTTTTCGTCGTATTTTAAATCACCAGCTAACTTAGAAATATGCTTCTCATCAGCTGTCATACTTTCATCACTATGACCATGCTTGTCATCATAATCAACATCTTCTTTAAGATATTGCATATGTGCTTCGTCATCTCGTTTAGTAGCTCCCATGTTAGATGAGGTTACTTTTGACCATTTTGCGTTTCCGCTGTACTGTCCGTAATGTCCTTTATGTCCCATTATTAGCTTTCTTTAATTTCATCAACAACGTCTCCTTTTGTTGGGTCAAATTGACCGCCAGTAAACTTGTCCATGTATTTATTCATATTACCTGATATCTTACCTTGTAAAGCGTCAAAAGCTTGTCTGTCTGAAGGTCTATAAGTATTTATACCACCATCAACACCTTGCTCGTAAGCTCCGTTTAAAGGTGAATTATTTAGCGGACTTTTTTTTTTACTAAGGCTTGCTGTTGTTTCCGGGTTTTGATCATAGTCATAATCATAACTTGTCTTATCGTCAATAGGTAAAGGCTTAGATTGCTCTTTAGCCTCCATTCTATTACCTTCTGCTTCATAAGGATCAATGTCCTTGTAAAAGTCTTTGTCTGCAGCTTTTGCGGCTGCTGTAATTCTTTGCGCTGTACGTAACTGATTGATAGGGCATTTACCCATCATTTTTTTTTGAAATGGTGAACTCATATTTATTTATTTTTCCATTATTGATTTCTTCTTACTGCTTCCAAAACCTTCTTCAGATTTAACCGGTCTTTCAGCATCGTCTGTTGGTTTTAATTTAACCTTGTAACCCGTGCTTTCGTTACAATGAAACTCTGTTTTTTCTCTCTTATATTCAGCGGCTCCACCTTCTTTCTTCATGTAGCCTTCTTTCATTTTAGCCCAACCTGTTGCGCATTTGTCTTGTCTGAATGGTGAATTTGATCTCATGTTTTTATTTATTTGAACAACCAAAGTTTTTGGCATAATTAGCCATCTTAACAACTTCTTCGCTATATTTATCTTTCTTTGACATTACGCTTGAAGCAGCTGAACAAGCGTCTTCAAAACCGTTCTTTTTAGCCCAAGCCGTAAACTTACCTTTGTTCTCTTCTTTTATTTCAGGAAATCCACCTGTTTTGTAAAATGGAGAGTTCATTATTTATAAACTTTTGCTAATTTAGTAATTGGTCCGGCTTTGTATGGAGTTGGGTATTTAGACACTTGCATACCTGTAATACCTGAACTTGATCCTACACCCATTGGAAAACCCTCTTTACTTAACGGTCCATCCCATACAGCGTTTTCACCTACTTGTCCTTGTAGCTTTTGACTAGCTAATGATTTAATGTTTTTTTTCATATCTATAATCTTTTATTTATCACTTCTTTTAGTTCAACCTTTTTCTCTACAAGCTTTGTGTATTTATTGGGCTTTTGTAGTTTTTTTGTTTTTGGCCTATCGTCTGGTTGATATACTGGGGTTTTAAATTCTTTTGGTCGTTGTTTAATAAAGCCGATAGATGGATCTTTATATTGAAGTAAAGGAGCTGAGCCAACTGATTGTTGTCTTTGATCTTGACTACCAAACACACCTTGCGCGGCATTTTGAGCTGAGTTAGGAAAAACGCCCATGACCTTGTTGCCGTTAAGTGGACCATCACCTGGTTGTGAAGTTGCTTGACCTCCTTCTAAAGCTGAAACTCTATCACTAAGTTCTGAAATATCACCACCGCTTCCAGGCACTGCTCCAGCCGCTTGGCTTGATCTCATTGCTGCTGCTCCTGAAAGAACTCCTACGCCCTTTCCATTACCAGCACTTACTTGATTTGCACCGGTAGTTTGTTGTTTAGCGATTGACGCTGAAACAGCGTCTTCAAAGCTACTGTTGCCACCTTGTATCCTTTTTAGAATATCTCCTGCATTTTGATTTAAAGGTGTTGTTTTTCCCTTGCTTTTGTCGTAGTATTCTTTCCTTCCTGGCGCAGGATCTTTAATTTCTTCAAGCTTTTCTTTATTAAATGATAATTTCATGTTATCTATTTTTGTCTTTGTTTACATTTTTAATAGAAGTTATAAGAACCTTGTCTGTGTATGTCTTACCCTTCATTATACTATTCCTATGGTTACTAACAGGTAAATCATCTTTACCTAGTATAATTCTATACATATGCTTGATAAGATGCTTGCATTTAAAAGAAGTTTTATATATATGATACTTCTGAGTCGTTCTATTTCTATGTCTCCACACAACTATCCAACCTTCTTTAAGCAACCGATTCCAGCGGCGGTTATCCCAACTATAGGAATAACTACCAGCTTCGAAATCTTTTTTTGTAAACATATCCATGCAATCTAGATAAATTAAAAGCTCTAGATCAGCATCGTTAAGGTTGTTGTTTCTGCAAGCCCATTTACGTATTATACGATAATGTTTAAACAGATTCATCGTTTTAAGATCGTCTGCGTCTAGCCTTTTCATAAAACAACAACTACATCCTGATTTTTAATCACATGATATGTTTGTTTGTCTATTTCTATTTTATGCCCTGCGTGACGGTCAAAGAATATACTATCTTTTTCTTTCAACCCTTCGACTTGCTCACCCACTGATAATACAGTAGCTTCTACATAACGAATATCTTCACGTTGGTTCTCTGCAAGAAGTAAACCACCCTTTGTTTTGGTGGTCCCTTCTTTTATTTTTTCTATGATTATATTTCTACCTATCGCTTTCATCAATTCTTAAATTATTGATTACACAATCAGTTGATAATATAGTTGTCGCTACTGAAGCTGCGTTCTGAAGAGCGCTTTTGGTAACTAGTAAAGGATC